TCGCCGTCGTCTGATGTGATATCTGTGGTGAAGGATATGCGTCGAGTTCCGTTGCGGCGTCTACGGTAGCGCATCTCAGTTCCTCCCCGTCGCCAGGAGCCCGCGGCCCGTGACACGATTGACCTCCCGGGTGGGAGGTTTCGAGCCCGGGCTCCCCATTGATCTGTCAGGTAGGTTTCTCACGGTCATCTCCTCCTCTCGCGTGGAGAGATGGGGAGCGGCAGCCGGGCGAGAGTCCGGCGCGCACGCGCCGGGACCGTCTCCCGCTCCCCGTGTGATTTGGTTTTCTGTGGTGGTTGTCACCGGCTCTCGCCTCCGGTATCAGGGGCCTACTTGATTTGACTGGTAATAGTTTACCACGGCGGACCCGGCCCCGTCAAGAACTATTTTCCGCCAACGGAAAGATTCTATAAGGCTATAGCGCGCTAGCAGTTACGGCTTGTAGCTCGATATCCGGCCCGCGAATATCCTCCGCGGCCATGCCAGTCGCCGCGGCTATCCGGGAGACCTCGTCATCGGAGATCGCCCGTCGCATGCCCGCATCGATGTGTAGGAGCCGCGTGAGCCTCACAGGATCGATGGAGGCGGCGGCGCAGAGCCATCGTAACCTTCGACCCCGCAGAATCAGCCAAGCGCGCACAGGGTGGTATTCCATAGGTAATATATTACTCCCACTGGCCGATGGTGTCAAGCCCCTACCGCCGGATAGCGGAGCATGATCCGTTCGCGATGCGGACGATCTGATCGCCCGGCCCGGAGACCTTCTCGGCCTCCCCGCCGAAGGTCGCCTCCGTCCGCTCGCCATCCGACGCCGCCCATGCCGTCAACCCGATCTCGATATCGATGCCATCGAGCGATGTCCCGAACTGGTCGGCGGCGTAGACAGTATCCAGTCCGCTATAGAGGATCACGACGGCATCGCCAGCAGCGGTGTTGCCGACGACGGGGGCGTCACCCTGCCACTCGATGGTTACTCTCCATCGGCTGGAGCTGCCATCGAGTTCAAGTCGCGAAATGTCAGTTATGGGATCGTAGAAGTGTAGCGCGGAATTGAATCGGATTCGCTCGTCAACGGATAGCGGATTCGTCGGGTCGGCCAGGAGCGTCATCGCCGCGCGCCCGCGTGGCTTGTTTGGCGAGCCGGAATCGGCGCAGGAGAGGTGAGAGAGAGCACACGCCAGGATGGCGACGGCAGAGAGCACCTTGGACATCGTTCCTCCTTGCCCTGTGGGCAAATGCCCGAGTGATCCTTCCGGGGAGCATTCTACCGCATCCGCGCGCGGATGGTAGGAGAAAAGGCGGGAGGCGGGGCTGCACAGGCCAGCGAGCCCCGCCCGGTTTTGGCTGCGTGCAGATCGCTCTGCACGCGGGGGGAGAATCAATGCCCGCGCCCGTCAGCGCGGGCGAGCATCATCTCCGATCTCTACCTAGAGAGGATGCTATGCCTTCGCTATCTTCACCGCCGCCTCAGACGCCACCGGCAGCAGCCCGCCAAGCACCTGGATAATCGTGCCGAATGGAGGCGGAATGAGCCCGCCGCCAAGCGTCGCAACTTCGCTCGCGGTCTTCACCGCCTCCACGCCCTCAGGCGTATCGAGCACGCCAAGCACAAAGCCCTTCAACGCCGCACACCCCACCGCACAGAGCAGAAGGGCGATAACCGGGGCAAGGAATGTGAGTACCTTCATGACTTCTTCTTTCCTCCACTGCCATTCTCGATCTTCGTCACCGCCCGTCGTCCGAAGAAGGCGGTGAGGCCGAGCGCCACCGCCGAGAGGAGGACGTGCAGGCCGATATCCCCCTGGAGGTAAGCGCCGACGTTGACGAGCACGTATCCGAGCGCGCCCATCGTCGTCCCGGTCTTCAGTGTCTGGCCCGTCGCTCCCATTTCCTTATCTCCTCAAGCTCCCGCTTAATAATCTTGAGCCGCGCCCGTCGCGCCACCCAATCCCAGAAAGCACGCCAGAGTTTCATCATCGGACGCGCTCCAACACCCGGTCGATTTTCGTCTCCATGCGTTCCTGCCGCGCCTCGATGCTTCCGAGGTGGCCTTCGATGGCGTCGATGCGTGCGTCGTTCTGTTTCACACTCTTCGCGTTATCGATGACGGCACTGCCCATACCGACGACACCGGCGGCGATCAAGACGGCGAAGATACCCATGATCCACCACACAAGTCGTTTCAACTCACCATTCCCATTGTTTGCCATGCCCGGCTCCTCTTCCTTTCACACATCTACCCGAGGTTTTCCGCGATAAAGTATCGTGACACCATCTGACGGCCTGTATTCGTTCGCAGGTCGCCATCGAAGACAATGCTAAATCCCAGATCTGCGGTACTATCTTCGCTTGCGACACCGCCGACATATACCGGGTCCGTAGCGGAATGGACCTTGAAGACTGTGGCGGCATCATTCTGGTTGGCGATGATATGCAGGTGGCCCTCCTGCTCGTTCGTTGCGCTATTCGCTCCCATGATGATGCCTTCGACTGACCATCGCGCATTGGCGGATGCACGCGGATTGATGGTTGCCGTCGCCATATCAGTCGATCCATACCGCAGGATGACATCCAGATTCGTCGAGCCGCTCCATTGAGTCGATGTAGTCAGGAGGAAGACGCGCGTGCGAAGGAGGTTATTCGGGCCGATTGTACCTCCCGCGACGGTGAAGCTGCATGGTATCGTCTCACCCGAGCTGCCGAGGATTAGATTCTCCGAGCGCTTCTGGAAGATCGCGAGTGTTATGGGCGCGCCCGCGCCTCCCGTGTGATCGTGATCGCGCATCGAATCCTCCGTCTGCTGCGCCTGCCCGCTGGTGTACACCTGCCCGGAGCCGAATTGCTGATAAGAGTAGGCCATGTGTTAGAATCCCAACCTGTTCAGGTCGAGCCTCCCTCTCGGATCGTGGTCGAGGATAAGCCAGTTTTTGTCGAGGTGCATGCGGATATCCATCTCCATCGTGTGTTCGAGCCCGGCGTTAGGCCGCACGGTATGTGCCATGCCGACGAGCGTATAATCCGATCCGACACGCGTTACAGTCTCGACGAGTGTAATGATATCGCCCAGCTCGTATCGGTAGACTGCGTCGAACGCATTCTTGACGGAGGCGTCGACCTTCGCGACCGTACCCATCATGTCGCGCACGAGGTGCACGGCGTAATCTGAGATGTATCGATAGCGCGTGATCATCTCCGATTCGATCTCGAACTCGCGTATGCCGTAGACTGCCTGCGAAGACGATTCGTCGACGGTGACAGATATCTCGGCGAGATCCTGTAGCGAGTAGCCCTGGAGGGCGAAGGCGGTGAGGTAGACCTGCGCGCTATCGGAGTTGTAGACGGAGGCGACAGCCGACTTGGCAAACGCATCGATTGTCGGGACGAGTGCAGCCGTCTTGTTCGCACCGCTGCCGTCGGAGTTGACATTGCCCGTGTACGTCGAGATGGTGACGGAGTTGGCGGGCACGCGTGAGGAATTATCGTCGTCCGTATCGACATAATCCAGCTCGAAGGTAATTGTCTGCAATGCGGGGATGGCGATGGACTCGTCGATAGCGCCGACCGTGCCGACGGAGGTACGCACCTTCTTCGGCGATGATTTGATGGTTATCCGGTTGGATACATCCTCGCCGTCGAAGGTGTAATTGAACTTATGGAATTCGTGGTGAGAGCCGACGGTGAGGCCCTCGACGTCGTAGTATCGTCCGCGGAACTGGACGATACCCGCGCCGTTGACGAAGCATTTGTAATCACCGACCTGGATGATGTCCTCGAGTGCCTGGTTAGCCTTCTCGCCACCGAAGGATGCCCACGGCACGACGTCGTTGATGGGATCGACATTCATCTGTGCAGCCGTGATACCGGCGTGTGAGAGGACTTCCGAGACGAGCGATCCGACGTTGATTTCCGTGCGGAGCGGCATGTCTAGGATGCGATCCTTGATTACACCCATGCGGTCGGTCGCGTCGATTGCCGTCGTGCGTTTGCCGAGTTCGGGCTTGACTGCATACGATTCGATGACGCCGTTGAATAGGTGGTGTAGGCTGCCCTGGTAGGCGACGGTGATATCGAGTTCGCGATTAGGCAGCATGAGGCCGGCGTATGGCGAGTCGGGATTCTCCGGCGAGAATCGCCCGTCGGCATTATCGAGGATTACGGTAGCGTCACCCGGTGATATATCCTCGAGTACGTGCGCGAGTGTGCGATTCCAGCTTGCCTTGAGGACGAATCCGCCGGAGGATACGAGCGTAGACGATACCGTATCCCATTTTACGCCGACGAAGTAGGTTGGCGTTGCGGCGATGGTGTACTGCTCGATTTCCGAGAGGCCGATACCGACGGTCTGCTTCGGCTGGTTGCCGAGCGGGCAGAAGAATTCAAGCGCGGTGCAGTCTATCCGTGTCTGTACTGCCCCCGCGTTGACGGCGATCATCTCCATCCACATGCGTCCGTAATCCCAGATGGATCCCGCCTGGTTGGTCGTGAGCTCGTAGCTCATTGTTACCCATCCCGTCCCGGTGATCTGCCTGGATAGCGTTGCGATGGTCTGCTGCGGGAGGGCGTCGTCGGTGACGTAAGCCTTGAGGACTAGGTTAGCGGCGATAGTGCCGAGTCCGGTAGGGTTGCGGACGACGGCCTTCATGACATGTCGATCGTGCACTCCGGGATCGGTAAGGGAGGTGATCTCGAAGCGCATGAGGTCCTGGCCCGGGGTGGAAAACAGGAAGGAGCGCCATGAGGTGACCGCGCCGTCGTGGCCGTCGCCACGCGTGATCAGATCGTCGAGTTCGTTGTAGGCGAAGGCATCGCCATTGCCGCCGAGCTCCTGCCAGGAGCCGACGGTGCGATCTGCGACTGGTACGGCATATTGTGCCATGCGATTACGCCTGACAACTCACGACGGCAAGCGCCATCCTGCCGGCGACCCAGGTTACGGAATCTCCCGAGTCGACGAGTATCGAACTTGTAAGTGTATGCTGCCATATGCGCGTGCCCGCACTGCCGGCGTCGAACTGTCCGATACCGACGACGGCAGCCGACCAGACTCCGGTAGCACTCCATACGATTGTGGCGGTATTCTCTAGGTAGTTGCCGCTGGCGACGGTGAAGATGCCGTCGAAGCCGCGTCGCGTGTAGCCATTTGCGTATGGGAGCTCCGTCCCGCTGGACGATTCGCTGGGGACGGTGGAGAAGAGTGCGAAGTATCGCGACGATGGGTTATAGGCCGAGTTGTTCACCGTGGCGTTGAGGATATTGTTACCGGCTGGGAAGGAGAAGGCCATCGGCTATCGCCTCCGTCGGTTGGCATTGCGCAGGCCGGAGACCATGCGCGATATAGCGCGCTTCTCTTCGATTTCGTCTGAGAAGTTTACGGGCGCGTTGAAGTTGATTACGGGTGCGACAGCGCCGCCGCCGGCTGCTCCGCCGTCGAGGAAGGCGGCGAGGTCCATGTTCTGCTTGCGCTGGATGACGCGTTCGCCCTTATGGAGGAGGAAGGTCCCGGTCTGTGGCACGTCTTCGAGTCCACCGGCGGCTGCGCCTGCGGCTGCACCCGCGCCCGCGCCTGCTGCCGCCCCCGCCTGGAGTGCTGCGGTAGCGCCGGCGATAGCTGCGGCGGCGGCAGCGGGTGCGAGTGCTGGGCCGACGATGGGTATAGCAGCGGTGGAGGCGTAGGCATTGGCACCGGCAAGGCCGACGGCAGTTGCGCCTTGCGCCGTACCTTCGGCGGTGTTAATCAGTAGCGAGATGGCAAGGTTGACGAGTTTCTGAATGGCGATCTGGATGAGTGTGGAGATAACTGCCTTGGCGACATTCTTGAGGACGTTCTGCAATGCTGCGCCGAGGTCCTCTCCTTCGACGATAGCTTCGGCGACGGCGTCGCCGACGCCTTCCTTGAACGTATTGAATATATCCTCCGCGGCGCTGCCCCAAGTCTGCAACGTGATAGCCGATTCCTCTGCCCAATCCGATATGCCGACTGCCATTTGATCCAAGGTAGATACAGCGGCGTTACCTGCGCGTGCCATTTCTAGCCACGCTGCATCAGCGATAGCCGCGAAGGCATCGGCAGCGACAGGATCTAGCTTTCTCATCGCCTCTTCCGATGCTCGTATACCTTCGACCATATCGGCAAATGCCTTGCTAGCCGGATCTGCGGATGCCATCTGTTTACCGAAGTCCGCGACGGCAGCGCGCAAGTCGTCGATATCCTTCTTGGCCTGTGCAGCCATGTCGCCTTGGGACATGCCGAACGTCGGCTTCGCGCCCTTGACGGTGAAGGAGCCGGCCTTGAGGATTTCGCTCGCGCCCTGGCTGCCCTCCTCCACCCCGCCCATGAGTGACGCCTTGATGGAATCCTTCAGGTCGCCGAGCTTGCCCTTCGCGCCCTCGACGAGCCGACCGACGGAATCAATCGCGTAATCCTTCGCCTCGACGAACGTATCGCGGATGTTCCTGCCGATATTGCTCACGTTTGTCTTGATGGTCGATACCGAATCGCCAAGCGTGCTCTTGAAATTCTCCCACGCGACGGACGGCCCCTCGGTAATCATCTCGGACATTAGGCGGATGGTCGCCGTGAGTATGTTCAGCGGCCCGGCGGATAACTCTGCGATCAAGCTGCCGAAATCCTTCCAGCTCTTCGCAAGCCCGGCGACGACAAGGCCGAGACTCACCCCGGCGGCGAGAATCAAAGCCAGCTTGAGGAGTATCAGCCCGAGTGGAATGACGATACCCGTGACGACACCAAGCAGCGCGCCGAAGGCGGTGACAAGACCGCCGATACCCGATACGAGCAGCCCGACGGATACGACAAGCGGGCCGACAACGGCTGCGACGCCAGCCATGATGAGAATCATCGTCTTCGTCTCGGGTGACAGTTCCGTAAAGCGCTTCAATAGCTGACGGAAGATCAATACCGCCTCAGTTGCTATCGGAAGGAGCAACGCGCCGATATCGGCAGCGGCATCCTTCAATTCCGCCCGCATGATGCGCGTCGAGTTTGCTATCCCATCAGCGGTACGCGTGAAGTCGCCCTGCGCCGTGCGTGTCTGGTCCATGATGATGGCGTATCGTGCCTGCACCTTGATCTGATCGGTGAGTTCCTTCTTCGACTTGATAAGCCCGAGTTCCATCGCCTTGTTCTGCACCGCGGCTTCCGAGAGCAGGACGCCGACGGTACGCAGCGGCTCGGTCTCACCGACAAGGCCAGCGCGTAGCTTCTCCAGCGCCTGGTCAATGGGGATGTTATTAAAGGAGGCGAGGTCGGCGGCGAGCCTTACCATCTCGACGGACATACCCGCGGCGGCATTCTCGGCGAAGCCCGAGCCCTTGAGGATGACGCCGAGCGTAGCCGAGTAGTCTAGCGCATCGGACTTGGCGATACCGAAGGATCGCGCGGAGGTCTGCGCGAAGTTTAGGACGGATTGCGCTGACTTGTTGAATGTTACCTGGGCTTTGTTCGACGCCTCTTCGACGTCTGACGCGAACTTTGTAGCGGCAATGCCAGCGCCGACGAGTGGCGCGGTGACGAATAGGGATGCGCGCTTGCCAAAGCTGGTAAGCGAATCGCCTGCGGCCTTAAGCGACGAGCCGAGCTTCGTTGCCGACTTGCCGAGACTCTCGATTCCAACACGAGTGCGCGCGAGCGCGACCTGCATCGAATCGAAGCCAACAAGGCGTGCGGTGAGCGTTACCTGGCCAGCCATCGCCTATCGTATCTTCCTTCGCGCCTCCTCTCTCCTGTGCTCATCGATCAGGCGATCTTTGAGCCAGCGCGCCTCTTGTGGAGTAAGCGAAGCCACATCCTTCGGACCCCAATGGTATATCTTCCCGAAGATGTGCAGCGTCTCTAAAAATCCGTATCGAGGTCACCACCTCCAATTCGCGCGGATACAGCGCGCAGTTCCGACATCGTCAGGTGGTCGAGATCGCCCTCCTTCAGATTGGGAAACTTCTGCTTGAGCATATGGAGGACCATCTCGCCCATTGCCGATATATCGCCCGTCTCGATGCGTGCCCACAGGCCCTCACGTTTAACCCACTTGTGGAAGCCGAGCGTCGCTTCGGGGATATCCTTCACGGGGAAGTCCGCACCGTTGATACGGATTGACTTTACGCTACGTGCGCGCTTCTCGATTGCCGCGGCAATGCGCGATGCCTCCGTGCCTTCCTTCGCCACCTCTTCCGCCATGTCGCCTATCCTCCTCTGCGTGACTCCATCTAGATCAGGTATCCAGAGAGCGTATTCCATAGCTGGAATCGCATCGTCGACGCCGATCCCGAGTTGTATCTCGCCTGACCCTCGAAGCCGACGGTGAGGCGTTCCTTACCTCCCGCATTCACGGGGAACGAGGTGTACGCGAAGCTCGGGATGTCGATATTGAATGCGAACGATCCAGCGCGTGTGAAGTGGATGACCATGCGCTGTTCCGTCTGGTTTGCGAACGAGTTGTAATCCGTCAGGTTCTCGAATGCGAGCGTACCGGAGACGCGGCCTAGGTACGGCCCGCCGCGCTTGATTCTGCTCGGCACGCTTGACGCGTTGATCGTAGCTATGGCTTCGAGCTGATTGTCCCAGTCGATAGTCAACGCCTCGTAGAGCTGTGCCGCCGCGCCGCCGACCTGGACGGAGCAGGCATCGAACGTGAACGGATTGACGGGAGACGACGGATACGTCGGCGTCGAAGCCGATCCGACAGCCGCGGAGATGCCGACGACGCCAAGCGTCACCTGTAGCGCCTGGTTGGGCACGATATTCATGCTCACCTTCGACCATGCGCATCCGGTGTAGATCATCGCCGAGGTGACGTCACGGAAGATTTCGACTGAGTGTGTCGGGTGAGACCTTCGCGCCTCGAGGTCGTTCGTCCTGGCGGTGAAGGTATGATTGTAGAGTACGCCGGAGGTGACTTCCGTCGTTGACGATACGCCGAGCGCGCCGGCGATGGCGAAGCCAAGTGTATCGGCATTGGCGGCGAAGACTATATCGCCTTCGACGCGCCGGAGGCCGGCGACGTCCGGGCGCTCGTGCACACCGCCGTAGACGTTGGCGACTTCGAGGCGCTCGATTGTGAGCTGCACGGATTCGGATAGCGCTTCGATGAAATCCGTGCGCGCGCCTCCGAGCGTATCGAGGGAGTTTTCGAGGACGAACCCGACGTGACTGCGCATTCCATAGGCGGGCATGATTTACTCCTTCTTCTCTTTCGGGTCACGCGGATCGAGTACGGGAAGCTCGTCCCGGACGGCGATCTTGACCACTCGCGGTTTGCTTTCCTTGCCCGCGGTCCTCTCTTCCGCCGCGCCTTGGGCGATCAACTGTATAGCCACATCGTCAGGAAGATTCGCATCCTGGCCGACACCGAAGATACCATACATGGGTAGTTTCACATTCTTGATGATTCTCACTTCCGTCATTTGACGTCACCTCTCAAGTGGTAGCCTGCACCTTGCAGACGAGGTCTAGGAAGGCCATGGCTACGCAGCCGCGATCCGATTCCGGCTCGGCATTCTCGAACACGCCGCCGTTAATCCATGAGGTCTGCACCGTACCGTCGAGCGTATGATTATTTAGCATTACGACCTCTAGCCTGCCAAGGATATCGTTGCGCAGTCTCGCGGCTTCCGGGAAGCCGTCGAAGGAGTGCTCGACGACGGCGAGCGTGAAGCCCAGTTCGAGGTCGAGGCTACTACCCGCCCGCAACTTCTGCATCGTCGCGGGGGCGTCACGACGCGACAGGTAGATGCCAATCCACGGTGTCGCCTCTATCGAATGCACAATCCCCGGCTCGATAACTACGGTAACATTCCTGCCAGGCTCGCCAAGCGTCGCATCCGATCTGATTACCGTCGCGATACCCGTAGCGATTGCGTTGTAGTCGATCAGTGCCATGCTATGCCATTCTCTCGGTGGCGATGTCTATTGCCTTCTGTATTGTCGCCTGCGCGATGATTTCCGCGAGTCGTGACGTCGGCAGTATCTTCCTTTGCGGGAGGTGTCTGCGCGGCTCGTCCGAGTCGTGATAGATTGCGTAGGGTACACGCGTGCCGACGGTGACGCTGAGTGCGCCTGCACGGAAGACGTTTCCGGCAGCGCCCGGCGTGATGGATTGCTCCATCTTGCGTGTATCGCGAAGGATTTGCGGCCTGCCCGCGCCGCGGCCCTTGCGTCGTGCGTCGATTGTGCTCTGCGCGAGTGGCGGCCATGGCCGCTCCGCGCCCTCCTGCCGGAAGCTATCGCCAATCCATTCGAGGTATCGCTGCCCGAGCATCTTCGTCAACACCTCCGGGCGAAGCTCGCGCCCAAGGCGAGTGAAGAAGGAAGTCGCCTCCGCGTGGTCTATCCGGATATCGATTCCCGTGCTCGCCATTACGGCTCCCGCTCCGTCTGTAGGTCGTCCGTCTTGTCCGGGTCGACACGCTGGAAGATGAGGTCAAGGTCGGCTGCCGTCGGTATGTAATCCTGCGTGTTCGACCATGCCTCCTCAGAGAGCGATCTACCAACGACGGCGTCGGTAGTATCATAGAGTTCGATAGCACCGCTGGCGATCTCTTCGAGTTCGGCGAGCGCCGAATCCCTGAACTCCAGCGCCCATTCGGACTTGTTCATCTTCTCGCCGGTGAAGAAGCGTCGCAGGATACGATATCCGGCAAGGTCGGTGCATATCGCCGTGAGCTGAGGGATCTGTGTCGTGAATGGAAGGCTGTACTTCTTCGATAGCCTTCCGTTCATGACACCCTGAGCCATGCCGATGGCATGCGCGACGTGTGCGCTCGTTATCGTAGTCGAACTACCAATCTTCGGCGATACCTGCTCGAGGACAGCGTCGACGGTGGTGTAACTCGCCGGCAGAGTCGGGATATCGGGTGTAGGCATAACAGCGTCCTACCAGTAGATGGTATCGTAATTAGCCACCGCCGCGTCCATGCGGGACGATAGCTCCGCAGTCACGTCGTCCTTGCTAGCGAACTTCACGCGCATTGGCTGCATGTCTGCGCCGTTCAATCCAGACTTCGCATGAGCGAAGCCGAAGCCAATCTCGAAGCTACCCGGTGGATTCAATATCGTCACGGCTTCCGAGTAGAATTGCAGGCTGTCGTTGGACATCAGATTATTCTTTGCCTTGAAGTGCTCGCGCCAGATGGCGATGACGTCTTCGAGGTCTCCCCGGATATCCGGCGTGATTCTGCCTCCATTCTGCTGCATCTTGTATTTCGACATCTGCACCTTATCACGCATGATGAAATGTTTCTGGAGGAGGCGCTCCGGGTACTTCTCGATATCGCGTCCGAGTAACGGCAGATTGCGATCAAATCGCCTCCGGCGTGTAGGCTCGTTCAGGTAGCCGACGTGAGCGATATTCACGTCGGTGAGGACGACGACAGGCCCTGGGCCTTCGTTCAACGCCTTCTCGGGGTGCTCGTGAATCATGCCGAACCACTGGCAGCTACGCCCGTCATTTCCGACGCGCCGGTATAGCCGTACAGGCCGATCTGGATTGAATCGTGCATCGTCACAGGTGAAGTGCCATTGACGTATGCCGTAGCCGTCGAAGTAGCTTGCACGGAGGTACTTCTGGATCTCCTTCACGCCGAGTAACGTCTCGTCCGTATCGATCCAGAATACCCACTCCTGCCGAGCGTGCTGTAGCATCTCGTTGCGTGGCGTCTCGTAACCTGCCTGCTTCGGGTCGGACGCCGGGATGACCTTGATATCGTATAGGTAGCCGGCGTGCTGTGCGATTATCCGCTTCGCTTCGTCTGACAATCCGCAATCGCCGATGATAATCTCGTCGGCGACATGGTGCAGGGATCGCAGGCACCAATGCAGGGTATCCTCTGGGGGGCGTGCTTGCGGGTCATTCCCTGCGATCATGACGACTGATACCGACTGCCGCGGCGCTTGGAGTGCAAGCTTGCGTGTCATATCAATCTTGCCGGTGGGCGTGCCGTCGACGGTGTACTCAACCCATCGCCATCCGATAGCCGTGTCGAGGTCGTCGCATCGGCCTGCGGGCATGGTGCGGAACGTGCAGTCCTTCTTGTCGCGGAAGAGGTCGCGCAGGTCGTGCAGGTCGTACTCCCAGATATGGCATCGGTGTGGATAGGTATGATAGCTCATGTACTCCCACGGGCCGTAAGGCACGGTGATGAGCACCTTCCCGCCGGGCTTGACGTGCTTCTCGTAGTCGTCGATAAACGACGTCGGGTCGGGTACATGCTCCAATACCTCAAGCGCCCACATACAATCGTATGTAGCCTTCCCGACGTCGCGTTTGAAATCTTCGACGGTGGCGAATTGTGCTCGGCTGACGTCCTTGCATCGTGTCGAATCCTGCGCCCACTTGCGTGCGAGTGCGACGGAGTGCTTGTCGACGTCTACGCCCAGGAAGTTCCTGCCGGTGAGATTAGACGCGTGGATGGAGTACGCGCCGTGTGCGCATCCGACGTCTAATACGTTGGCAATCTCCGGCTTGTTATTCAGCCACTCGCATGCGTACTGTAGGCGCGGCTCGTTACCCGCCTGGACGAATACGTCGTCGTGGCCCTCTCCGATGGTCTCATACTGCGTGCGTATGCCGTCGTCGCCGTGCAGGAGCTTGCCCCAGTGGAGTTCGACGAGGCTGAATAGCTCCTTCTCCTCTTCAGACTGCGGATTGTCTACGATTGCCTTCGCCGCGATGATATCTGATCGGCGCAGGAAGTGCCGGACGAGCTGCGTGCGGCTGGCATTCTTCTTCGCGATGATATCGTGGAAGAGACGCTCCCAATCCTCCGCTACGGGTGCCCACGAATATCGCTCTGCCTGCGAATGGCCGATTTCGCTGCACGTCTTCCATGCTTCTTCGTCATTGATAATTGCCATTGCCGCGTCGACGAAGCGATGGCAATGGTCTTCGTCCCAGAGTGCTTTCGTGTCGGCGTCGACGAGTGTTCCTGCACCCGGTATTGCCGTCTCGGTGAGAGCGCCGATAGCAGACGATATGAATGGCAAGCCTGCGGCGGCGCATTCCATGACGGTGATGCACGAGACTTCGCGGAAGGCACGTACTCCACCGGCGTCAATCTGCGGCTGCACCTGGTGGATAAACTCGCCGTCAGATGGCGTCGGGTAGATGTATAGGCCAGCCTGCCGGTACTGCCTGTAGAGTTCCGTTTTACTGAGCGGGCCGAGCCATTTAACTTTATCGCCGAATTCCGCAGCACGCTTGCGCAGGCCAGCGTAGACGGCAGCCATCTGCGGGACGGTATTGTCATACCCGGCGATACGCAGTTCGAGCTCGGGATCGCGCTCTAGCATCTTCGGGAAGATGCGGAAGAGGAGTATATCCAGGCCGCGCTCTGGCCTGGAGGTGTAGATTAGCACCTTGCGATTGCGACCGATGGACGGGATAGCCTTGATACGCTCGACGTCGATACCGTTGCGCGTCGCGTAGAAGACGTCCTCCGCTTGGCCCATGACTTCCGCATACTGCTTGCGATGCCAATCTGAGACTGTCAGGACGCGATCTACATTCCACAGGATACCGTTGAAGGTCTGCGCGCGGCTGCGTTGCGCCAGGTCGTGCTGCCAGAGTATGTTCACCTTCGATTCGAGCTTGAGCGAGAATGCCTCCGGTGTGCGCTGGACGACGGCGACGTCGAATGGAACCTGAGTCATGTACTGCGGCCACGCGTCGAACGGCTTGTAGTCAACACCGTCGTATATGCCTGGCGTATCGCATCGGCTGAAGACGATTACCTTATGGCCGCGTCTCGATAGTTCGCGTGCCATGCTGATGCATGCCGTCTCCGATCCGCCGAGTGACTTGTCCGACTCCAAGGTATCGCCCTGGAAGGGCATGCCCGGGCAGACGAAATTAATATCGAGTGAATAATGCTTTTCCATCGTGAAGCGTCCTCCTCCTCTCTCTACAGGCCAGAGCTCGCGCGCGCGTGCGAGACTACTTTCGATCCGTCCTCCGGTGGCGTCAGGTGACACCCATCGCAGAGGCTATAAGGCTGAATTCGTATCTCCTCCGGGTCACTCTCTACTGTGCCGACGACGCCTGCGCCGGTGGCGTCAAGGCAGCATGTCGTCACGCGTCCATCCGCCATTGCCATGACCCATCCTTCGGCGAGCCAATCACACCTTCCAGTCTTCGCGGATACGTGGTAGTCGACCTGGCCCGCCCAATCGATTGACGCCTGCGCGGGGTCGGTCGACACACCCTCGATTAGGTTGTGCCGTTTGAGTATCTCGATAGCCGGCCCGGCCTTCTCCGGCCTGTGAAGGCTAACCCATATGCGCGGGTTGTAAGGCCGGATGGCGTTCGCGAGTTCGTCGGTCATGGCCAGGCCGTTGGTCGCCAGGACGATACGATGATTCCATCCGAGTGCCTTCCGCGCGAGTGCGAGAAAGCCGACGAAGTCAGGGTGAATCGTACTCTCGCCGATACCCGCGAGATTGAGTTCACCCTGCGTCCCCTTCTGGCGGAAGTGGGATACCCAGTCCAGCGCCTTCAGGAAGGTCTCGCGGCTCATATGCACCTTCGGACGCGGCATCGTCGGCCAGGTGCAGTATGAACACCGCAGGTTACAGATCGACGTCATCTCGATCTGGTGCATGGTGGTGATGCTGCGCGGGTAGCGCACTGGCTTTCGTGGCATGGGAATCATGTAATCAAATGACATTAACTACCTCTCTCATCCCCGGCACCTGGTCGGGCGTCGGCACGATCTCATGACACGGGCCGCATAGCTTGTACGGCTGCAAGCCGAGCGAGCCGGGCTCGTCCCATATCGTTCCGACGACACCCGACTCGTCGCCGTCCATGCAGCAAGTCGTCATCGCACCCGTGGAAAGGACCACACCCCAGCCCGAGAGGAGGAACGCGCAAGGCCGGGGCGTGGCCGAAACGAAATACTTTACCTGACCCGCCCAATCGAACGCGGCGAGCGATGCTCCGTTATTCACGCCCTTGAGGATGCCCGCCCGCCTCGCTGCCTCGATAGCGGGACCTGCCCTCTCGGGTCGATGTGGCGATATGTAGACTGCGGGCCGATATGGCCTTATCGCCGCGCATACCGCATCGTCAAGCAGAAGCCCATTCGTCGATACGGTAAGCATCCGGTCCGGTCCGATTGCCTCCCTGGCCAGACGAAATAAAGTCTCATACTCCGGGTGCAGGAATGTCTCGCCGATACCCGTGAGCGAGAGCTCTCCCTGGGTGCCCGCGCGAACGAAGTGTCTTACCCACTCCATCGCTCGCTCGAAGGTAGCCATCTCCATGTGCTTCTTCTCGCGTTCCATCGTTGGGTAGATGCAGTAGGAGCATCGAAGGTTGCATATTGACGTCGGCTCGATCTGCTTGATTGTCGTCAGCGGTCTCGGGTAGCTCATCAGTTTTGATCCTGCTGGAGACTCATGCAATACTCGCACGTGCAGCCGTAGAAGCACTCCCACCTGGAAATAAACACACGCCCATCCTTCCACCGCGACAATAAGATCTGTCCATTGCCCATCCCATCTTGCAGTCTAATAAATGCATCCAGAATCTCTCCTTCGGACGCTCTTGCTGGCAACACGCGTGCAGCTCTAAACCGTGCTCCGGATTCTCTGCCCATTGTCGAACGAATGGCCATCACCGCTCCCCCTCTGCAAACGCAGCCTCCCGAATGAACCGCCACCCCGCCAGCTTCGCCGCACCCTCGTCGTCCGACGCACCCGAGACGTTCGGGATGTTGCCCACCATGACGTACTCGCTGGCCTTCACATAAGCGCTGATCTGCCCCAGGAAGATGTGCTTCGGCATCACACACGGCCCGAAGAAATGGAACTGCCGCATCGCCTGCGGATGCCTCAGCGAGATCGCCGCCCAGTTGCCGCAGAGCCCGACGAGGTTTCCCTGATCCCGCAGAGACGTGATCGCGGACATCGGTATCGGCCCGCCGCCAGGCTCCAAGGTCTCGTCCACGTCGAACGCGTACACCTTCATCTCCACCCCCTAGTCCAGCGGGTTGACGTCCGTTACCTTGAATGGCTGCGACTTGTAGAAGCTTCGCAGACTGCTCGCAAATGTCGCCTGCGCATGCCACCGCGCGAGATAGTTCGTCGCACTCGTACACGTGAACAACGCGTAGAAGTGCGTCCCGTCGCTCGTCGCCGCCGTGAAGCTCGCCACCACCGTATCCGTCGGCGCTTCCATTACCCAGAAGCCCGGCGCGGCGTCAGGAGCAACTGACGATACGAACGTGAACATCACCGTAGTCAATCTCTCAAAACTCGGTTGTGCCATAGCTCTAGCTCAAAACGCCACGTGACCTAACGTGATACCCAACGGATCAATCGCGTCAACTTCTATGCCCATCGGGTCGCGATAGCCTACTACCGATCCGATGGGATCGAGTGATTGCGTGCGCGCCCAGACGAGTGCCTGCACCACCGCGCGTATCGTCGCCTGCGTGAACGTATCGGTAAGCGCCAGTCCTTCGCTGCGAATGATCTCGAATATCCGGCGTGTATTCTCGTCCAGGAGTACGCTATCGCTCTGCCGATGCTCCTCGAGCCGGTACGCGCGGTCGAGCAGGAGCAGCCCGTCTGTAACGGAGCGCGTAACTATCCGTGGCCCACCGCCCGGGTCGGGTATGTAAGTCGCCGTCGAATCCTCGTCGAGCAGCAGGCCCTCGCGTTCTAGGTGCTCGAATATGCGATAGACGGCCTCAGATATGAGGAGCCCCTCCCGCTGTATCAGCGCTAGCGTTTTGGTTGCATGATCGGCAAGGAAGAGCCCCTCGCGTTCGATATGCTCCTGGATTGTCCTCTGCGCCTCGCCAAGGAGCAGGCCGTCCTGGACGGTGACAAGCCGCTCGTGTATCTGCCGGTCGTCTATGAAGAGCTCGTCACGCACGACGCGGCTTGCCACCTTGAACGCCGCGGAGGTATCGCGGAGGAACAGCCCCTCGCGCTCTAACCGTTCGATAATCGAGTACTGGCGTTCGCCCAGAAGCAAATCGTCGCGATTCACGTGCTGCTCTATGCGGCTGAACATGTCGTCCACCAAGAGGCCGTCACTCACAGATCGGACGAGCACGCGTATGCCGAATGATGTCTCATCCAGGAGTAGATAGTCTCGTTGCATGGCCTCAATCGCCCGGTAGGCGCGGTCGTCGAGTAGCACTCCCTCCTGGTTGAATAGCTCCTCGATTCGATAGAAGTGGTCGTCGACGAATAGCCCGTCGGATATCATTCGCACCCAGACCTTGACGGGAAGCTGTCTTTCGTCGAGGAGAAGGCCGTCAGACTGGACGTGTTCCTCTGTGCGGTAGGCGCGGTCGTAAAGGAATAGGTTATCCACCTGCTGATGAATGTGCTGCTCGATTGCGCGGTCGAGAAGGAAGAGGCCGTCGGTGACAGAGCGCGTGATAACGCCTTGAGAGAGGTCGTAGTAGTAGCCGTAAGCGCCCACCGCCCTATCCTCCACACCAATCGTCGCGTCGGGGAGGACGGAGGGCGACATCGCATAGTGGCTGATCGCTATCGCAGACATGCGCTTACGCTGCGTGTCTAGGCCAGCGTCACCCGCTGCCGACACCTCGCTGCCGCGCCATCCTTGATAGCGCGGGTAGAGTGCCGTCGGCGGATTGTTCCCAATCGTCGGCGTGCCGTTGACCGTACCGTTATTCCCGCTGCCGGAGAAGTCCGGCTCGGGAGAGTAGCCGAGTAGCGGGAGGTAGAATGGCACCGTCTGCCCCTCGGCACGCCATGTAAGTACCTGCTGCAATGGGTTGATCGTGTAACTCTTCGCCTCTTGCGCGGAGATATTCTTCTGCACGTAGCAGACATGGGCGATATCGCCGTCGATCAGATCGGCACCGGCGACGCCATGCTTCCCGATGACGACTGCGCCGGTGACGTCGGCAGCGTCGGCGGCTAGCTGGAACGTCCCGCTTTCGTGCTCGGTGAGGTCAATCCGGTACGTCCGCACGGCACACCCGCCGGCACCGCCGGTGCCGTCATTGGCAACGGAGACGCAGTACCACACATTCGTCGTGTACGTTGGCGAGCCGAGATATAGCCTTACACCGTCACGCCAGAACTCCATCTTCAATGCCGCGTCGTCAATCCGCAGATTGATCTGCGTATCGGGTGTCTTCGAGCCTATGCATTGATCGTCCGCGGCGAAGCTCTCCACGCGCACGAATACCAGATAACTCCACGCGGATAGCTGCGGAAACCGTGCGGTAGTCACGTCGCCCAGGTTGATGTATGCCGTGCCGTCGTTATTGAAGTTCCGGCTCATCTACGCGTCCGTATACTGGAAGAGGATTGCCTCTACCTGCACCTCGTCAGATATTCCATCGCCTACGTCCGTGCCGTCACGGAACAGGCCGCACTGGCAGGTATCGCCCGCGGCGAAGTTACCCGCGGTAAGCGTCAGCGTTGCCGTCATGCGTTCGTGCACCGCTGACGGTGCGGTATCATTCTGGTTCACCGACTCTACGCTACTCGCCTGGTTGAGGCTTTCGGTATCGTCGCCGCTGATAGCGCGGTAATCGAAGTCGAACTCGACGTCGCCGCTGGTCGCCGTATCGGTAGTCCAATGTACGATAATTGCAGCGCCACCGACGTAATTCTGCGGGATGTCGAAGCTGGCGAATGCGCCGTCACGCGTCGCCGTATCCTTGTAGATGAGGATGTCGTACTTCCAGGGTGCGGTAGTCCTCTTCACCGACGCCGGCTCCCAGAATACGCTGGCGTTATCGCTCTTGAATCGTCCCGTGATGTCGATGCGGTGAGTCGCCATTAGGTTAGATCCTCCACGTAGCGAAGCCAGAAGTATGCGGCGGCGATGCGCTTCTTCTCGGTGTTGTCGAAGATTCCGGGTGCCGCTGCCTCCATGTCACTCGCCCACGACGCCTTATCGGCCTGGTAGCGATCATCGATTGCCGTAATGACGGCATTGAGATTTGCCTTCGTGTACGGGAGGAGTCCAGAGCCGCGCACCTTGTAGTATGTATCGCGCATCTTCGCGAGCTGGGATGCATTGAGCGCCATGAATCCTCCTTACGGGCCGGAAGCGCCCGTACCTTCGGTGTATACCGTGCCGCTATCCGATACCGCCTTCTTCCACTGGACTGCCGAAGCCGCGCGGTTGTAAAACTCCTTGAAGCCAGCCGTGTTATCCAGGTCTACCCGGTTAGTGAGCGCGAAGAAGAGGTAACGCAGGGCGTCCTCGACGTCAGCGACGCCGGTAGTCGGCGGGATTGCCTGCGACGGCTCGGTGAGTACGGCGGCGAGAATCGCATCCCGTATTTCGTTGGCGGCGTCGGCGGCAAGGGCGTTAGC